AGGACAAGGGTAAAGTCTTAGAGCTTCTCAAAGAGAAGAAACGTAGGATAGAAGAAAACAGAATTAAAGACTATGAGTCCTACGAGTACCAAAAGAAGTTTCACTCTGAGGGCAAGGGAAGCGCACAACGTATTCTGATGGCAGCTAACAGGGTGGGGAAAACATTCTGTGGAGCAGCAGAGACAAGTTACCACATGACAGGGTTGTATCCTAAGTGGTGGGAGGGTAAAACATTTGACCACCCGGTAAGAGTTTGGGCAGCAGGTGAGAGTAATGATACCACCAGAGATATTATACAAAGAGAATTATTTGGAGTACCACAAGACCCTACCAAGTTAGGACACGGTGCAGTACCCAAAGAACACATAGTAAACACAGTACGTAAACCCGGAGTACCCAACGCCTTTAGTTCTGCACTTGTCAAACACAAGTCAGGGGGTAACTCCAGCATAAGTTTTAAAGCCTATGAACAGGGGTTCGAGAAGTTCATGGGCGAGGCCGTGGATGTTGTCTGGCTTGATGAGGAACCTAAACAGGAAATCTTCAGTCAGTGTATAACCAGAACAGCAGACACAGGGGGTATTGTCTATATGACGTTTACCCCGGAAAAAGGGATGACTCAGGTAGTAAGTTCTTTTTTAAACGAACTGAAACCGGGTCAATCTCTAATAACTGCTACTTGGGACGATGTGGATCACTTAGACCCAGCTACCAAGGAACAGTTATTGTCAGTTTATAGCCCTGCTGAGAGGGATATGAGATCAAAAGGTATACCTGTATTTGGCTCAGGTTTGATCTTTCCTGTATCAGAAGAGGACATCACTTGCGAAGACTTTGAGATACCTAAACACTATCTTGTCTTAGCTGGTATAGATTTTGGATATGATCACCCCACGGCACTCAGTTGGGTAGCACTTGATCCAGATAACGATATAATATACGTCTACGATGAATACAGGAGAAGCAAGGAAACACCTATAACACACGCAGCAGCGTTGAACTCTAGGTCTAGGGGTATCCCGGTAGCTTTTCCTCACGATGGTTTACAACACGATAAAGGTTCTGGAATACAGTTAGCACAACAATACAGAGACTTGGGGGTCTATATGCTCCCTGAGCACTTTTCTAATCCACCGGCAGAAGGAAAAATAAATGGTAATAATTCAGTTGAAGCTGGTATCAGCGAAATGCTACAACGGTTTGAAACAGGCCGTCTACAAATTTTTGAGTCCTGTCAGGAAACTCTTGAGGAACTTAGGTTGTACCATAGAAAAAATGGGAAAGTGGTTGCAATCAAAGATGATTTAATCTCAGCAATGAGGTATGCCTCACTCTCTATAGAACGATTTGGAGAAAAGATGGCTAATAAAACTGTGTACAAGAAGTACAATTTTGACGCTAAAATAGACTACAACTATAGGAGTATAGTATGATAAATCCAGTATACACGAAATCTTATAAACCTAAGAAGAAGCCTAAAACAAAAAGGAAGTAGTGTATGTCTAAATTATCTGACGAACAAATACTTGCTATTGTAGATAGTGAAGTCGATGAAGGTTCTTCTTTTACAGACTCAGAAGTAAGTACTCAGCGTGAAACTGCTATGGAGTACTTCTACGGTGAACCTTTTGGTAACGAAGAAGACGGTAGATCACAAGTAGTTGTCACAGACGTACAAGATACTATTATGTGGATGATGCCTAGCTTGATGCGTATCTTTACAAGTGGTAAAGACGTTGTACGCTTTGCACCACATGGCCCAGAAGATGTGCAAGTAGCAGAACAGGCTACGAACTACGTGAACCATGTGTTCTACAAACAGAACAATGGTTTTGACATACTGTACAACTTCTTCTTTGATGCTCTCTTACAAAAAGTAGGTATCGTAAAACACTACTGGGAAGACGTAGAGAAGACCACCACAGAGTCCTACGAGAAGCTGACAGAGCAAGAGTTTAGCCTGTTACAACAGGACGAAGAACTAGAGATAGTAGAACACACAGAAGACATAAAGGTAATAGAGATACCTGATCCACAGACAGGGGAGATGGTAGAGGTAGAAGAGATAAGTCACGATGTAATTTTTTCGCGCACAAAGATAAGTGGTAAAGTAAGCATAGAAAATGTACCACCAGAAGAATTTCTAATAAACCGTGGAGCTAAAAGCCTAGAAGATTTCAGGTTTGTTTGTCACAGATCGCACAAGACCCGTGGCGAACTTATAGAGATGGGGTTTGACGAAGACTTAGTAGATGGATTAGCAGGTTCTGGATCAAGTGCAGACGGTATAACCACCAGCCAAGAGTACATGGCTAGACACGCTTATGACAACACTAACGTAACAGACATTGGATCTATGTCCAAGTCTGAAGACACTGTGGAAATATTCGAGTCGTACACTAAATTAGATATGGAAGAAACTGGAGCAGGAGTGCTCTATAGAATTTTACACTCTAATAATGAAATCTTAGAAAAAGAACCAGTAGATACCATACCATTTAGCTCTATATGTCCCATACCGATCCCACACAAGTTCTATGGGCTATCAGTAGCAGAGACAGTACAAGACATACAGTTAGTGCGTAGTACGCTCACAAGGAACCTCTTGGATAATATGTACCTTGCTAACAACGGACGATTCCAGATAGTAGAAGGGCAAGTTAACATAGACGATCTGTTAACCAACCGTCCCGGTGGAGTTGTGCGTACCAGATCACCTAATGCTCTACAGCCTATACAGACACCTGCATTACAACAGTACAGTTTCGAGATGTTAGACTACTGGGACAAGTTAAAAGCAGGGCGTACAGGCGTTAACCCTTCTTCACAGGGGCTACCTGCTGACATTCTAAAGTCACACGTAACTCAGGGTGCTGTACAAGGTGCTATGAGTAACGCACAAGGCAGAGTAGAACTTATAGCCAGAGTCTTTGCTGAGACAGGTGTTAAAAATATGTTTAAGTCTATCTACAACCTTATACAAAGGTATGAAGATGGAAAAAAAGTAATGAGATTAAACAACAGCTACTATGAGGTTGATCCATCAAGTTGGATAGAAGACCTAGACGTAAGCATAGAAGTTGGTTTAGGATATGGAGATCAGGATGTTAGGCTTACTAATTTATCTAGTTATGCAGGTCTTATAGAAAAGATTGCACAGCAAACAGACAACATAGTTTCACCAGATAACATATATAACTTAGCCAAAGAAATTGGTACAGAAATGGGGATAAAAGACACTGAGCAGTATATTACAGCACCTCAGCCAGTAGAACCTCCTCCACCAAGTCCACAAGAACAGCTTGCACAAGCACAGGGACAAGCTATGATCATGGAAGCTGAAACTTCTAGAATGGAAGCAGAAATAAAAGCAAATGAACTACAGATAAAAGCTGGTAAACTAGAGTTAGAAAGATTAGAACTAGAAAATAACATTAACCTCAAAAAAGAAGAGATCAAGTTAAAAGGCGTAGAGCTTGGATACGAGATGTCTTCGCAAAGAAATGTAAAGGCATAGGAGTTAAACATGGCAAGACAAAATAGTTACTACAGAGTAAATTCAAGCGAGAACCTAGCAGCAACCACAAGTTCAGGAGCTACCAGATCAGGTGCGTGTCCTGCACAAGTAACTAAAGTAAGAATATCTGTAACTGCTTTAGCTTACGTGGCAGTCAAAGGTGGTCAAGGAGCTACACCTACAGCAACTGTAGCTGCTGGAGTACAACTAAACGCAGGTGGCCCAGAGATTTTTACAGTAGTTGAAGGCGATAAAATAGCAGCTATAACTGCTTCAGGGACAGCTACAGTTAATGTAACTTGGCTAGAAGGCTAACACGGGGAGGTTCACTTGGCTACTAATAAAAAGATAACTGCTCTTTCAGAATTATCTGAAATAAATCTTGCGGATGACGATGTTCTTGCTGTAGTAGATGTTAGTGCAGGTACAACCCACAAAGTAAGAAAATCAACCTTAGCATCTGCCTTAGCTGGTGTTGCTTCCATATCAGCAACGAGTCCATTAGCTGTAAGTGCATCTACGGGATCAGTTACTGTAAGCACAGGAACCATACCTGTTTCCAAAGGGGGTACAGGTGCTACTTCATTGCT